TAGTGAAGTATGCCACTTAGTGGCACCATGTGTCGAGAAGTTCCTTGCTCTCCGTTCAGACGGTCGGCCACGATCGAGAGCGCCCGCTGCCACCGCCGCCAGGCGGTGGTCCGGTCGCAGCCGAAGCGGGCGCAGATGTCGCGCCAGCGGTGGCGCTCGGCGCGCATCCACACGAGATGCCGTTCCTCTTCCTCCAGCCACAAGACCCAGCGCATGGTCTCGAGCATGCGCTCGATGGCCTCGGGGCTGGGCGGGAAGCGCCGGATCGTCGGCTCGGCCCCCAGCGTCTCCCAGGGCATGCGGCGGATCGCGGGCCAGGTGTTGAAGTAGCCCTGCACGCGCACGGGCGGCAGGCGGTGGGCGGTGATGGCCGCCTCCCGGAAGCGTTCGGCCACCCGCTCGACGGTCCACTCAGCCATGGCGCGCCTCCCGTGCGCCGTAGAGCCGCTCGCCGATTCGGCGGATCAGCTCGCGTTCCATCCCATCGAGCCGGTCGTCCTCCAGGGAGACGACGAGCAGGCGTTGCTCGCGCCAGCCGCGGCGCTTGACGGCTTCCACGTCCATCGGCTCGGGCTGCAGGCGCCCCAGCGGGCAGCGGTAGCGAGGGGTCGGGATGTCCATCTCACGCCTCCTGCGCCGCGTCGTGGAGCGGGAGGGCCCAGAGCAACAGCGCCAAGGCGTCGGCCTCGTTGTCGTCCGCCGGGGCGTGACCCCGGCGACGCACGGCCGCCATCACCGCGTCCTTACCGGCGCGGCCAGAGCCGGTGGCGTGCTTCTTGATCGTGCCCACCGGCACGCCCTGGTAGGGAATGCCGTGGTGCTCGCACCAGGCCGTGAGCGTGGCGAGGAACCCGCCGTAGGCGTGGGCCGCATCGGTCGAGACGTGGCGGCGCACTTCCTCGAAGACCAGCGCGTCGATCCCGTCGGCGTGGGCCTTCAGTTCGGTGATCCAGCGCTTGAAGCGCAGGAAACGCATGCCGCCGCCTTCGAAGCGTCGGGGCTTGAAGGATTCGGTGCCGCTGGTGATTCGGCCCGTGCGGTCGCGCAGCGCCCAGCCGGTGGTGGTGCCCAGGTCCAGGGCCAGGATCGTGGTGTGCATGGTGTCAGTCCTCGTTCGGTGGGGACTGACGCATCCGACGCACGATATCGATAGTTCCCGTGAGGCGCGCGCACGCGCGCGCGCGTAGAGACTTACGATGGACAGCGTCAGATGCGTCAGTCCTGTCGGTGGTCACGGGTGTTCAGTCGTCGGCATAGGGGGTGTAGGCGGGCTGCATCGGGTGCTTGAGACCCACGCCACGGAAGCCCCGGATGCCGGCGGCGTTGCGCCATTTCTCGACGCCGCGGGTGATCAAGAGGTCGGAGAAGCGGCGCTGTGAGCCGACGAACTCGCCGGCGGCCTCCGCCCACTGCTTCCAGTCGGTGAACAGTTCGGCGGTCAGTGACTTGGCATTGGCCTCGCGCACGCAGCGCTCCTCCAGCCAGCGGCCCAGCGCGTCCTCGGCTTCGAAGTACTCCTCGGTGGCGGCCACGACCTGCGGCGGCGGATCGAGCCGGCCCAGGCGCTGCCAGGCCAGGCACCCTTCCAGCGCCCAGGCCAGGATGCCGTCCCGCTCGGCCAGCAACTTCTGCTGCAGGTGTTTGTCGCGCCGCTCGGGCGGCACGGTGATCGTGAAGGGGATCAGGTGCAGCCGCCGCTTCATCGCCTCGTCGATGTTGCGGATGGCGGGCTTGTGGTTGCCAGCGACGAAAAGCTTGAACTGCGGCCAGAACTCGAAGAAGTCCTGCCGCATGAAGCGCGCGGAGATCTTGTCGCCGCCCGTGAGGCTCTTGACCTTGGATTCGGCCCAGCGCCGCCCTTGCTCGGTCTCGATGGAGGAGACGAAGCGCGCCCCGCGCAGGCCCGCCATGTCGGTTGGATGCCGGTCGCTGCGCGTCTCCATGAAGGTGTCCATCGGCGCGCTGGCGGCGTAGTCGCCGAGGATCGTGGCCAGGGTGTTCACGAACACCGACTTGCCGTTGGCGCCGGTGCCATAGAGGAAGAACAGCGCATGCTCCTGGGTCGAGCCGGTCAAGCAGTAGCCGCTGACGCGCTGCAAATAGGCTTGCAGGTCCGCGTCGCCGCCGGTGACTTCGGCAAGGAAGCGCCGCCAGGTCGGGCAGTCGCCGCCGGGCGTGGCGGTGGTGATCTTGGTCATGCGGTCGGCGCGGTCGTGTGCGCGCATGCGCCCCGTCCTGAGGTCGACCACGCCGCCTGGGGTGTTGAGCAGCCAGGGATCGGCGTCCCACTCGGCGGTGGTCGCGGCGTGGCGTCGGTCTGCGCGAGCCAGGCGTTCGACGCCGCCGACGGTGCCGGAGGTGGCCAGCTTGGCCGCCAGCTTGGGGTTGTCGGCCTGGAGGGCCGCGTGTCGGCAGACACCGCGGATCAAGTCGGTGGCCGCCAGCGTCTCCTCGTTGCGCCAACGCCGGCCATCCCACACCAACCAGCGGCCCCAGGCCGCCACGTAGCGCCAGTCGCGGTGGTAGCGCCGGGTGAAGGCCAGCGCCAGGGCATCTTCGGTGCCCCACACCGATTCATCCGCGCCGATCACCGGCTCGCCGGGGTCCGCAATGTCATGCACCTGCACACGCGGACCGTGGGCGAGGAAGGCCGCGACGTCGAAGCCCTCCATCACGGCGTCCGCCGCGTCCCAGCCGTCCGCCGCTTCCTCGGGCGGGTAGAGGATGTGGCAGGACTTCGCGCCCGCCGACAGAATCGCCTGGGCCGCCTGCACGGCGTACTCCCAGCCGGGTTTGTCGCGGTCAGGCCAGACCAAGACGGCCTTGCCCGCCAGCGGCGACCAGTCGGTCTTGTCCACCGGGGCGTTGGCGCCGTGCATCGCGGTGGTGGCCACGATCCCAGTCTCGATCAAGGCCTGGGCGCACTTCTCGCCCTCGACCAGCACGACCTGGGCGGCCTCCTTGATCCCCGGCTGGTTGTACAGCGGCCGCGGCTCGGGCGGTGCCATCTTGCGCCGTTTGGCGTCCCAGGGCCGGAACTCCTTCTTGCGCCCGGGCGGGTCGTAGCGGTAGACGACGGCGATGAGCTGCCCTTGTGCGTCGAGGTAGTCCCACTTGGCGGTGGCCGGGCCGAGATCGTCGATCGGGGTCTTCTTGGCCGCCTTGCGCGGCGGCGCCGTGGGCGCTCGGCCGACGAGGTCCTCGGCCAGATCGAGGACGCGGGCGAAGTCGCCCTGCACGTCCACGCCGAAGTGAGCGCCGATCAGGTGGAACACATCGCCGCCGGAGCCTTCGGCACGGTCGGTCCAAAGCCCCGCCTTGTCCCCAATGAGCACGACCTCCAGGCTGTCCCCCGGGCTGCCGAGCACGTCGCCGATGACGAACTTGCCGCGGCGCTTCTTTCCAGCGGGGAACAGGGTGAACAGCACCGACTCCAGCCTCGCGAGCAGCGCGGCGCGCACGGCCTCGCGGCGTTCGGACGCCGGGATCTCGGGCGCGGGTGCGGTGTCATTGAAGTCCAGCATCCGACTCCTCCTCGTGCCCTGCGTCGGCCGTGAGCAGGGCTTGACGTTCCTCCATCCACGCCATCAGTTCGGAGAGCTTGAAACGCAGCAGCTTGCCCACCCGGTAGTGCGGCAGGCGCAGACGCCGGCGCTCCTTCGCGTGCGTGAGCCAGTAGTGCGGCAGATTGAGCGCCAGTGCCGCCTCGCGTGCGTCGATCAGGCGCTCCCCGAGCACCGGGTGCAGCGGTGTCTCGTTCATGCCGCAGCCCTCCAGCACCGGTCCTGCCACGGGCACATCCGGCACTCGACATGGGTGGGCTCGGAGAAGGCGCGCGGCAGCAGTTCGCCCGCCTCGGTGGCCGTGATGACCTTCACGGCCCGGTCGGACATGCGCTGCGCCAACGCCGCATCGAACGGCACCAGCTCGGCGTGGATCTCCATGGTGTCGGCGTTCACCGCCGTGAACAGGGCCGGGTGCGCGTGCAGTTCGAGATAGGCCTGGTAGAGCGCCACTTGCGCGGCGTAGACCGGGCGGGCAGACGCAAGCCGGTGCTTCTCCAACTCGCGCCACGATTTGGCGCCCAGGCACTTGTTCTCCCACAGCGCGGGATAGCCGGCCCCAAAGCCGAGGTCGGGCCCGGCGACGAGCACGCCATCGACGTGGCCCTGCAGGCGCCCGTCGAGCGCCGAGAAGCCGAAGGGCTCGCCCGCGTCGGTGCGCGTGCGCAGATCGAAGCCCGCCGCGCGCAGCCATCCGACCATGCAGTCCTCGATCACGTGGCCGCGTTCGAACACGCGCAGCATCCGACCGTCGGTCTCGCGACCCGGATCGACCGGGGCGTCGGCGACCTCGTACTGCAGCGCGCGCTCGCAGGCGGCCCCGAGGCGCGAGGCGCCCAGGTACGTGCGGCGAGGCTGCGCCGCGCGAGACTGCTGCAGCCCGGCATCGATCAGCGCCGTGATCTGACCCGACAGGCTCTTGGAGGCGTTGAAGTCCATCATCGCCGCGCCTCCTTGGGTGCTGCCGTGCGTGCCGTCTGCGCTTGAGCCTTCGGCTCCTCCCACGGCAGATCGTCCTCGAGGTCGGCGAAGGGGTCGGACACCGGGTCTTTCAAGCCCCGCACCGGCGGGTACTTGGTCGCTTCGTGGTGCTCGACCATCGCCTCCGTGTAGCAGGTGACGATGGCGTCGATCACCTGGAGCGCCTCGGCCTCGGAGTAGTCGCCCAGCGGCTTGTCGAAGCCGATGCGTTCTGCCGCCGCGCCGAAGGCCTTGAGGCACTTCTTCATCGCGGCCAGTTCGACGTCAGACGGATCGATCATGGCCACCTCCGTCTTGGACGTGTGTCCTTCCTGCACCCGCAGCCACTGGCCGTAGAGCGCGTGAAACGCCTCCTGGCAACGCCGCGAGCAGAACACCCAGTCGATCGGATAGCGCCGGGCGTCGCCCACCGGATGCCGAAGGTCCGTGTGGCCGTAGCCGCGCGCCTGTCGTTTGCAGACCCAGCACTTCATGCCCCTCCTCTCACTGCGCCCAGGCCGGCTTGCCCGGCACGGCGGGGCGTTGCGGGGCGGGCGGCGTGGGGATCGCACGGGGCGGGGCGACCGCCGCCGGGGCGCCACCGTTGCCGGTACCGGGGGCCTTCGGCGGCACGCCCATCAGGCGGACGTAGTCCGGGTGGTCGGGCTCGACGGCGTTTCGGATGACGTTCTTCAACTCGCCGCGGCCGTCCTTCTCGATGTCGATGCGGGCGAGGAACTCGATGCCGTCGAGCTCGTGGAAGCCCTGGATGCGCCGCGCGGCGGCGGCCTGCGGGCTCATGTCCTGGGGATGGACATTGCGGGCGCTGTTGAGGATCGCGCGCACGAAGCTGCGGCCCATCTGACCCCAGGCCGGGCCCTTCGGGGAATGCAGGCCGATGTTGCTCCAGAGCTTGCGCCGGGCGTACTCGCCCTCCAGCACCACGAACTCGGCGGCGAGATAGACGGAACCCGTCTCGAAGCTCTGGGTGGCCCAGCCGCCCGTCCAGCCCTGCGCCGGGTCATCAAAGCCCCCGGGCTTGATCGTCATGCGCACGCGGGCAAGCGTGCCTTTGGGGATGAGCTCGAAGCTTTGCTGTTGTTCGGCGTCGTTGAAATCGCACCAATCGGTCATGGCTTACTCCTGGGATGCAGTGGCGGATGGCGGAAGGCGGGTGGCGGCGGCGCACTTGTCGATCAGCGCGCGCAGGTTCGGCGGCTCCAGCAACTCGAGCTGGCCGGAGCGGTCCTTGGCCGGGACGCCGTAGGGGTTCACCGTGTGGCAGACGAAGGCGCGGTAGATTGATCCGTCCTCGGCCTTGATCTCCGCCAAGGTGACCACCTCGTCGACGATGCCGGGCAGTTCCGCGGCGGTCTTGGCGCCCTCGATCTGCGGCACGAAGACCTTGCGGTTGAAGTCGTCCAGGCGCTCGTCGAGGATGGCCACGAACACGACGTGCTTGCCGCGCGCGTGCTGCAGGTGGGTCAGCGCCCCGATGAGTTCCGAACCGAGCAGGCCGTAGGCGCCCCGGGTGTCGGGCTTGCCGGTGCGCTCGCTGTAGGCTTGCGGCTGGGTCTTGGCCCAGACGAGCGCCAGGCGCGCGAGTACCGTGATCGAGTCGACGAAGTAGGTGTCGTACTTGGCCAGTTGCGCGGGATCGCCGTAGCGCTCGCACACATGCCGGTAATGCGCCTCGGAGTACGGCGCATCCGCCGGCAACGCCGGGTTCGGGCCGGCCAGGAACACCACGAGATCGCGGAACTCCGGCCAGGTGCTCGGGCGCACGCAGTCGCCGCGCCAGTCCTTGACGGCCAGATCCCCGGCCTCGAGGTCGACGAACAGGGTCGAGGCTTCGGGCAGGGTCTTCAACTGGCTGGTCTTGCCGATGCCGCTCTTGCCTAGAAGCACGAGCTTCACGCCCTGCTTCTCGCGCAGCCGCTGATCGGCGGTGATGATGGGGAGGGCCATCACGCCACCTCCTTCAGCCGCTCCGCGACCGCCGGGTTCCAGAGGATCTGGTAGCCGCTGTGCCCGTTGCGCGAGTACGGCATGGCTTCGGCCCAAGCCTCGCCGGCTTCGGTCAGTTCCCACTCGTCCCGCTCGTTGCGCAACTGCAGGCCGTGGTGGGCCAGGCGCTGGTTGATGGCCTTGGCCGACAGGCCGAGCAGCCTGCCGAGCTGGGTGGCGTTGAGCGAGCAGATCGCCTCGTTCGCCGCAGTGTCCCGGGCAGGAAGGGCGCGGCGCAGCGTCTCGACCGCCAGGCCCGTGTTCTCCTGGATGCAGGAGAGCGTGGCCGCCATCGCGATGCCGGGTTTGACCCCCGGCACCTTGGCCACGGCCTCGCCGATCAGCAGCAGAGCGGCGATGCGGTCCTGGGTGGGTGCCGGCAGGGTCGGGCGTGCACTTGGCGCCGTGTAGCTGCCCGTCTTGCGGATCGCCGGCAGCACCTCGTGGGTGACCCAGCGCTTGAAGCGCTTGGCCTCGCGCTTGCGGCTGCCGAGGACCAGGCTGTACAGCCCGGGCTCGTTGACGACGTTGACCTGGTCATTGCCGCGCGAGATGCCCTGAATCGAGATCAGGGCTTGCTCGTCAGGGTCCAGTCGCGCCAGGGCGCGGGTGGTGTTCGGCAGTTCAAGAACCGCGCACACATCCACCGCGACGAACCACGGTTCGCCTTGGGCATCCGTGACGACCCGGACCGGACGGCCTTCGAAATCAAACGGGATCAGTTCGGTGCTCATGGATCACTCCTCCGAGACGAGGGCCAGCCGGAACGTGGGCTTGCCGGGCTTGACGGTGCGGGCGGCATCGAACCCGGCGCGCAGTGCCGGCGGCCAGTTGGAGAAGCGCGATTCCGAGACGGAGTACTCGACGTCCAGGTAGTCCTCGACCTTCTCGCCGGCGGCGGCGATGCGCCGGGCGATGGCGGCCAGTTGCGCCTGGTCCCAGGACACGCGCTTCGGGACATCGACCGTCACGCGAAGCAGCCCGTCCTTCAGGTGCACGACGCCGAAGTCCTTGCCCGCCTCGAGGCGGGCAGCACGGGCCTGCTCGCCGTAGGCGGCCTCCAGCGCAGCGTCGAACTTTGCGCGGGCCTGCTTGAGCCAGGCGAGCGCTTCGTCCAGGTGGCGGCTGATCTGCGCCTTCTGGGCGGGCGGAAGCGCGGTGAGCTGGCCGACGGACATCGCGGCGATGTCGGCGGGGTAGAGGGTCAAATCGCTCAT